CTGAAGCATCATCGGCATGATGATTGCCTCGCCGTTTTCTAAAATCTGCCTATCAACGAGTTCTTGAATCTCGTAAAAGTCCATGCGGTTGCCAGCATCCGCATAAGGCGTCCATTTCTTCCAAACACGCTCCGCGTCTTTCTGAAACTTACTTGCCGCGCCCTCATCCATTCCAAGCGACTCTTTATCAATCCGCGACTGCGGACGAATGCCTGATCCGACCACATTGGTGGTCATGGTGGAGGTAATGCCTGACGCATGCGCGTCATTGCGATTTAAGTCGCGGCTACGCTCCCTGATGTCTTTTAGTTCAGGCAATAAGTCCGAGTCCGCGGAACCACCGCCCGGGATCCACGATGAACGAAGCCGATCTCTGGAAGCCCCTTTATAAGAACCGAACGAATCCGAAACCTTGATCGCCTGCCGAAACATCCGTCTTTTGAAACCGGCCCGGGGAGAAAAAAACGAAATGAGACTATCTAAACCGCCCGATAATCTGTCAGAAAAAGTTTTTTTCATGACGGACTCCCGAACGAAGCATAGGTTGTATTTTCACCGGAACCCGCTATCTCGCGGCGCAACTGATCCCGCAAATTTCGCAACTCGTCTAAAGTGATGTATTGCAGATTTCTCCCGCCGATCGAATACGAATGCAACGCGCCACCTGTAATACGCGCGTTGATCGCGATCTCAACGTTATCGAGCATTTCCTGTCTTGTTGGTGCGCTCAAACCTGCCTCCTATTATTCCCAATAAAAAAGCCACCTCCCGCCAGTCGACTGGAGATGGCTCTTTACAGCTATTGGGCGCGGCAACAGTGATCAGCTGTCCCGCTATAAATGTTCTACTTCAATATTACCTTAACCGCATTTTTTGACAATGGGGTCGTTACTACGCAGTAGCAATAAGTCATTTATCCTCATCAACCTCAACTGATTTAAAATTATGCCCGCATTTATAACAACTGTGATAACGAATCGGCGGGTGCGTCGAATAACAACGCGTGTTTTTACTTCTGCATTTCGGACATCTGATAGGAATATACCGCACGCCGTAATCCGACGAGTCATTCGGCGGCCGCCCGAATGGTTTCTCCGCGGCTTCGTTTCCGCCGCTGACATTTTTCAGCCAGTTTGGTTTTCTCTCTATCCATCTCCCCATTAAAGCCAAGATCCTTCCGGTTTGCGAAGCCACCCTTTTCGAATATTCTCTTCCTGAACAACCTGATGAACACGCGGCGCGTCTTCGCGCCTCATATTAAGCGCGCGTATAATATCCGCGGCCGCAAGCGCGTATACCTCGGCATCCAAATAATGATTTGCCGCTGATTCTTTCTTTTTCTGCCAAACCTCTTTCGCTTTACCAGTTGTGCGGTTACGAATAAGCACTTTATGCTCGGAAGTAAACTGAAGAAGATAATCATCGCTTGGTTTGCGGAATATATTCCATTTAGCCGGATTCTGCGAAGTAACGAGCCGGTTGATTTTGTCTTTATACTGCGTCACATTGAGATTCCATAAGACAAGCCCGCCCGGGATGACCGCTCCAGTCCTCGAGTTGATATCAATTTTATTCGCGCGATAAAAACGGCCGCCCGTAATATCCTCCAGACCTTTTATCGCTTTTGTTTTATCCTGCCACTGGCGACAGAAACGATATACCTCATCCGTCCTGAAGCCCGAATCAACGCAAGTCATATAAACACCGAGCGTCTCCGCTGAACTAACCCTGTGATATTCCGTCTTTAATAAAACCTCGACCACATCTTCCCAGTATTCAAGCCTGCCCGTCCGAATAAGCCACGATTCCTCGTAATAACCCCAGCCGCGAATGACATAGTAAAAATGATCTTTCTGAACGTCGACTCCAGCCGTTAAAACAAGCACATCCTCAGGAACAATGCCCTCGTCATAATCACGCGCTAAATTGCGGATTTTATCAACCGTCGTTTCCTCGATCTTCTCTTCCCAAACCTCAGCAAGCCACGAATTGACGAAGTTCATCAGAAGTTCTACGTAATCTTTGGATTTCAAAAACTCGGCGGCGATATCGGAAAAGGTGAGCCACGGCGAATAAAGCGAGCTGATCCAGAAACCGCGGTTGCGGTTGAGTTCTTTCTTTTCAGCGATCCACTCGCCCTCCAACATCATCTTTTGTTTTTGAACATTTTCGATGCGCTTGTGACAATGAATGCATTCGTACCACGCCAGCCGTTCGTTTTTTATCCTTTCAGCTGACGATTCCTCTTTCGGCCATTTAATTTGACCAAACACCAAAACTTGCTTTTTGCCGCAATGCGGGCAAGGCACATAAAATCTGCGTTGATCGGATTTATCGTACTCACGAAAGATATATCCTTCGCGCGTGGTAGGCGTTGACACTTTAACCGTCTTTTTATTCCAGAAAGTTTTTTGACGTTCAGAGGCCAGCTTGATCGGATCCGCCTCCCGACCTGAAAATCTCGGATATTTATCAACCTCGTCCAAAAACAAATACCGGATGGGCCGCGATGCCAAGTCGGCCGGGCTGTTTGACCCGGCGAAATATAAAATCATTCTATCGAAGTGATATTCAAGTTTCGTTATCTCATCCTGATTCAGCGGTAAATACTGACTCAATACCGGTGAACTGTCGATCATAGGCTTAACGCGGTTATACGAAACACTTCTCGCATCATCCGCGCGCGGCAATACCATCAAGGTCGGCCCGGGGTCTTGATCGATGATATATCCGAGCATGTTATACATCCCCTCGGTCTTTCCCACCTGAGACGCCGCCATGACCGTGATCTCATCCACGTACGGATCCGTGAAAGCATCCATGACGCCTTTAAGATACGGCGTCCGATCCGTTGACCACTGCCCGGGCTCAGCTGATGTTTTCACATCCAGCCGCCGGTAACGATCAGCCCACTCGCTCACAGTGATCTTCTCCGGCAACACCCACTCCGCGGCCGCATACGGCACAACGGTCTTAAGTATTTCTTTTTCGAGCTTTATTGACATGACGCATTCCCGCGAATTGGTTGATAATAAAACGAATTTCCTCGTCTAACATTTCACAAATGACCTTTGGTTCCTGCTGGTACAGCTTCGGTGCTACATGTTTCGGGAGCCTTAAAAATCCTGTCTTAACCCCTCGCACCTGATTTTTGACAATAGACACGTGATCCTCGAATGAAATAATCTCGCCCTCTTTCTGCCGAAGTTCGATCTCGCTTAACTTTGCCCGGTTTTTGCGGTATTCGTTATCCCAATACTCTTTGCCCTCATCATCGCCAGCCTTTGAACCGTAAAGCCATTTAAAGACATCATTCACCTTAAAGCGAAATATCTCACCGGCTGAATCACGAATGACCGGCATCCCCTGATCGATATACCGCCTGACCATGCGGGGCGATTTCTCCAAAAAGATTGATATTGTCGGTAAGTCAACAGTCCCGGCAATGACGTCAACTTCCGGCCGCGAGTTCGCCTTCTCAAAACCCTCCAGCTCTTTGACTTCTTTTTGAGTAAGAGTGCTCCGGCTGAGTTTTTCAACCAGCGCGATATATCGTTTCTTTTTAGCAATCTCTGTAAGGTTGCGATTTCGTTCATCCATCGATTATTCTCTGGCCGCTTTCTTTCCAGAAAACTCCTCCCATCGTCTCACGGCTACATCACAGAAGACTGGCTCGATCTCCATGGCGAACACCCGCCTGTTCAATCGCTCGCCCGCGATGATCTGCGATCCCGACCCTGAGAACGGCTCGTAGCAAATATCACCCGGAATCGTATGCACCCGCATAGGTATCGCGAACACCTCGGTGGGCTTAACAGTCGGATGATCAATGCCCGGATTACGTTTCTTACCCTCCCAATCAAGCTCCCAGACGTCCGTGTGATATTCCGGAGTCGTCGGATCCCCTGACCTTAAGAAATCCACAGTCCACACACTGCCAATAGATTTATTCTTTGGCTTATACTCCGGCCGATGCCCCTTGATCCACATCAAAAGACACGGCTCATGCCGCCACGAATAAAATGAAAAGGTCAGAATCACGCACGGCTTGACCCAAACGATCTCCTGATGAATAAGCACGCCGATCTCTTTACACAAACCCTCAATATCCGAACGCCGCTTGGAAGCATGCCACATGTACACGGCCGTTTTTTCTTTAATCTGCTTAAGCCCAACGGTCAAAAACTTGCGCATGAAATCTATTGCATCGGGAATATCAATCTCATGATAAACATTCGACCAATCACGGCCGCCGTTAGGACGGTTCGCGCCGGTATAGTCCACGCAATACGGCGGGTCAGTCGCGAACAAGCTTGCCTTGTGGCCGTCCATGAGCCGCGACACATCCTCATCGCTGGTGCTGTCACCGCAAAGAAGCCGATGATCACCCAATATCCATAAATCGCCTTTCTTGGTAATCGTTTCTTTAGGCGGCTCGGGAATATCATCCGGCAAAGTTCT